AGCTACGCGTTAGCTACGCACAAATAACTACTGCGTAGTTACTAAATATGGACTTTAAATCAGCCATGACCGAGTGGGTCGGCCTCAAGGCCCAGTTGTCCGCGGCTCGCAAAGATCTCAGCGTCCTCAATGGGCGCGAGAAGGATCTTCGCAAGTTTGTGACGCAAACAATGAAAGAGCGCTCTATTGACACCGTAAAGGTTCACGATGACAAGGTGAAGGTTAATTTCAAAACAAAAACAACCAGGGGATCTCTGACCAAGGATGTCATAAAGACGGGCTTGGGCATGTTTTTTGGTGGAAATGAGGCTCAGGTCGAGGGGGCGTTCCAGGCCATTCTGGACGCTGCGCCCGTCAAGCAAACTGATGGTGTGACGGTGACGGGCCTCAAGGCGCTCCTCGAAGCTTAGAGGCTACGAGCGTTTGTAACACAAGTCAAAACACGATGGGTATCAATGACGAGTACTCTCGTGATGCGTACAATTACGACGTTGCATACGACTCTGATGGGTCGGATGAATTCGACCTAGAACTCCATCCAGAAGACTGGCAGGACATGTACTCCCAGGAACTCCTAGATGGTTGGATGAAGATCCGCGAATATACAGAGGCTCATTACATGAACCTAAAAGCAACCTTCCCTAATTTTGTTCTTCTCGTTTTAGATTCAGACCGCTGGAACCGGTCTCAGGCCGCCAACGAACATCACCGCATCATGTGGAACATCATAAGTAACCTCCCCGTGATTTGTGACATGATCCATTCTGAAAATTTCTTCGGGTGGGCAGAAAATTATATTGGTAATTTGTAAGATGTTTGATATTACCGGTCCCAAGGTTCTCGTCCCCGCGATTCTGTTCGCCGTGCTCAGCCCGGGTATGCTCCTGGCGCTGCCATCAGGCGCTGGTCTCCTCATCCAGGCTGTGTTCCACGCCCTGGTTCTGGCTCTGGTCTACTGGGCGATCGCCACGTTTGTGCTGAAGATCAGCCTGACCATGACCGACCTGATCGTCCCAGCGGTTCTCTTCGTGCTGCTGACCCCCGGTCTGTTGCTGACGATNCCCCCCAAGAACGGCGGTCTGTTCGTGTCTGGTCAGACCTCGCCGCTNGCTGTGGGTGCCCACACGCTGGTGTTTGCCATGCTGTTCGCCTTCCTGCGCGGCATGTACCCTCAGTATTATTAAATTAAAATTGTAGAATGGTCCGATGTCTCTCCATCGGTCCAGGAGCCATGGGCTTCTTCCTTTATTTAGGAGTAATTTCAAAACTAAAACAAGACGGTCGTCTTGACAATCTCGAGGAAATCTCGGGGGCGTCAGCGGGTGGCCTTCTGGGATTTCTGTTTCTCGCGACGAAAGGGGACATTGCCAAGGTTCTCGATTATTCACTCGACGTGCCCGTGAAACAGATTATGAAACCAAATTTGAAAAATTTCATGAAGAATTACGGCCTCGTGACTCCGGCTAAAATTCGCAAGATTCTCTCCGAGGCGTGTGTTAAATTCATAGGTCAATCTGACATTACGTTTGAAGAGTTCTACGCATGGTACCCCATCAAGTTCCACGTATCCGCCTACTGTGTGGACTTGATGAAGACTGACTACTTTTCAGTAAATTCCACTCCAAAATTGAGTGTTATCGATGTGGTCAGCGCGACCATCGCAATTCCTTTCCTATTTTCAACTGTAAAAATCGGAGACTTTACATATATAGATGGGGGTGCAGCCGAGACCACCCCCTCGGGCCCGTTTTTGGGCCAGAGTGAAGTCCTTGCAATGAAGCTCGGGTGGTCGCGACCTTCACCCGTCACGGATCTCAAATCATACGCCATGGGGATTTTGTATTCTACAATGAAATTGAGAGCGATATATGAAGTTCCGACGATGGACCTCGAGTTGGGAGATCTGGATATATTTGATTTTGGTACGTCAAATGACGGGAAGCTCAAGATGTTCATGAAGGGTCACGCCACCAATTTTTCTTGATGCATAGTAAATGAAGTCAGCCCTGCGTTCTAGCCACGTTCGCCGCGTCACTCGCAAGGTTGTTCGCGTTTCTCGCAAGGATGGCACGTCCTACTCCTACGTCCGCAAGGCGGGCATGAGCCGCGTGTCGGCCGTTCCCTCCAAGGATGTTGGTGCGGCAGGCAAGAGCACCAAGGTGATCGGTAGCCTCAAGGGTGGTATGCTCACCAAGTACGGCTACCACCCCGTCGAGGCGAAGACCAACCGCTACAAGGCGCTCAGCAAGGGCATCAGCAAGGGCGAGAAGCCCCTGGCCGTCATGCGCCGCCTGGTCGCCATCAGCACGCTGACCAAGCGCACCCTGCCCCGCGCGTCCCGCATCTACAAGCAGGACGCCATGTGGGTCCGCAGCAAGTATGCCAAGTCTTTTGGTCAGAAAAAGATGTAGACCAATATTAATGGCAGAAACCAAAAGAAACGCGGCGAGACGGCTTTCAAATCCGTCAAATCCACGTACGGCAATGGTACTTGCACATGGCTCATATGCGAGTCGGGAAAGTTTCAACGTGCCAAATGGTATTGTGATTATTTTCGTATCGAGAACAGCCAGATATCTTCCACAAAGTGTAATAAATTCCGAGTTTTATAATGTATTTACACGCAGAGTGAGGTTGCATAATATTTTATCAAATACCAATTCAAGACCCCCATTATTTTTAAAAGATTGGGATCGCCGAACGTATGGCCCCGGGGATGTTTGTCCAAATTTAAAACTTGAAATGGATGATCCTGATTGGGGAATGGGACTACACGCTTTGCCTCTTGTAAATAATCAACTTCGAACAACTCCCGGTGTTTTCTATGGTCGGAAAATGAAGTTGTCGGAACTGGTTCATGAAATTGGAGGAAGTGGTATACTTTTTGTAACGGCGTGTAGAGCAGTAACTACGCAACTTAATAGTTATAGGAATTTAACAGCAAATTACAGTTTTCCACAATGGTCCCTTGAATATAATCTTCAGAGGCAAAATGAAATATCTAGTCGGATGCTTAAAAGAAGAAGAAACTCCAACACCCTTCGTAAAAATAAAAATCTGCCAACTGAAAAATTAGTCAGAACAAATAACAGAATGAATATGAACTAGTGCATCAGCCTCCCAAAAAAAATATTCTACTAAAATATATGGATTATGAAGAAAAAGTAATACCCGCGAATACATTTTTATACAAAGGATTAAGATATGGTAATAACGTACCGTGTCGTGGAATTTTAGCATCCAATACATTTTACGTTACTCCAAATAGGAATATAGCCAAAATATACGCAGGCAGTTATCTATGTACTTTTTTACCTACAAGTAATCTTAGATTATTCATATTAAATTATAAAAATATAAATAAACTATTAAATAGTTTAGTTCTATCAACAAATACATCAAACCGACTTAAATTTGTATCGGGTGTTGGTACAACAAAACGTGGACAATATATGTACCTGTTATCTATAAAACGTATGTTTTCCCCCCAAGAAAGTATAATTAAAACTAAAATAAATATAACCTCACGTGCGAACCCAACTGCCCCCGGTCAAAGAATAAGTTTTGGAAATATTAATTCGGATACATTCAAAAGATTATGTAACGAGTTTCTAACTCCTATGGGTTATGATGGATATTACGCATTTCCTAAAAAAAGCAACTTTCATAATGGAACTTTTCATAGCGAAATAATGTTATGTAACGCATCAAAGAAACTCATAAGAATTAGCGAAACAAGTTCTAGTTCTGGCGTCACATCAAATTTATTGAGAACTCCATTAGTTACCAACAAGAATATACATACGGTTATTTCCGAACTTTTTACAGCTTATGTTTTAAATAATCCAGTCAGTTATAATACTTTTGGAAATACTATAATGTTTTTAACAGGTGGTATGGCCGTTAAAATATATTTAGGGGATGCCACATTAACTAATCTAAATAGAAAAGCGGTAAACGATACGACAGATTTTGATTTTACTATTGCATCGCCCGGTTTATTTAATTCTAGTGGCGCCAACACGAGTATAAGAAATGTTAAAACATTTATGACCGCTTATTTTAATAAGTTTATAGATTTAATAAATGTATATTATCCAAAATCACCCGTAACTCTTAAAGTTATAGAAAGATACAAATCTTTTCCACCAAGATTACAAAATAGTATAACAGGTAGATCCGTTTACCAAGTTATATCTTTTAACATAGAATCAAAAAACAAGGTGTTTGAATTCAGTGATATAGCTATATGTTCTATTCCCGGAATAAACGAAAATTGGTTAGATAAGACACGTTCTGCTGCAACCGGGTTTCCAATGTTAAAACATAAATATATATTAAAAGAGATATCAAGTGTACTTGTTAGATCCTTTACAAGTTCAATAAAATTAAATACAAATAGAAATCCTATTAACGGTGAAAAAAAGGAAAAGGGTATCAAAGATATAAGAAGATTATCAGCATTATGCGCGGTATTGCCTTCAAATAGTTGTAATAAACTTAGATCATTAGCTCGGTCAATAGACCTTCGTAATAAGGAAAAAGCTATACAAAATTCAATTTTATTGATGCAAAATATCAAGATGATAAACTAAACCCACTCAACAGGATCCCAAATCCCGTGTATCGCCGGGCCAAATGGGAAAAAAGGCTCTATAGACCATTCACCCGTGTGACTCAACAGATCCATGAGTATATGAAACATGTATATATTCCTGGCTCTTGAATTTCTAATCAAAATTATGAAAAAAAAAGAGTGCGGTAATTTATAGAGCCAG